ACCTCATCAAATGCTCTTGGACTATCAATAGGAATATAAGAACAGTTATAACCTGATACATGTTCTCTATCTAATGCTTTACCTGCAGTCATAAGAGCTCTCATGCTTGGCATAACCTCAAGAGATAGAATAGATTCTTCTATTTCATTCCACTCTTTATCTGTAACTCCTCCTTCATAGTTAGTATCTATATGATCCTTAAAGAAAGACACAAGTCTTCCTACTGTTTCTCCCCATGTTTCTCTTCTACCTTCTTCTTCTATCCAACGTGAGTACCTAGACATGTGAATGAATGATTGGTATTCAGTAGGTAAATAATTACTTCCCATTAATGATGCCATCTATTTTTCCTTTCCATATTTCTTTTCTAATATTAACTCTGCATAGTGTATTACTTTTCTAATATCTTCTATACCATTTTTTGTTTTATGTCGAGTTATATACTTTACCACATTACCCTCTAGGAAGTCAAGCTTATTTTTAACAATATAATCTACAGGTTGTATAGCACAGTCTTTATAATGACTACCACCTATTTGTTTCTCACTAGCTTTACCATACTCATATTCATGTGTACCTTTAATTAAGTTCTCTTCTTGGTTACGTCTATACATATATTGTTCGTGACTCTCTCTTGACATACCTCTATCTTCATGATTTATCCAAGACTCTTCTGATTCTTTGTCTGACATATTTTATTTCCTTTGAATTAATTACTTTAATTGCGAAACTTCTTGTATAGTCTGCATCCATACCTGCATTCTCACAGACGTACTCAAAGTTATCACACGTTACACCAACACTACAGAAGAACCAAGCACGAGCGTGTGCTCTCTCAACACTTGTACGTGATGATTCTACTATAGTCTTTTCTTTTGTTGCATCTAGTAATGCTTGAAATATAACAGAAATAAATAAGATTCTTTCAGGACTTGTAAAAGTTTCTTCTTCTAACTCTGTTATTAATTCAATGTACTCTTCATCCATTTTACTCTTCTTGTATTATTTCATCTCTAAATATATCTTTTAACATAGACGCAGCTTCTTCTGCTTCAGCAGCTAATTTAACTTGTTTAATAAATTCATCAATAACTTGGGGATGTTCTCCTATACCAACAGGATGTTCCAAGTATATACGTGCAGTAGCTATAGCTTTATCTCTTTGAGAATGAAACTCAGCTAGTGCTGTGTTGTACATTGCTTCTTTAATTGACATTTTTTACCTCCTTTCTTTCTACAGGTCTAAAAAATTTACCACCTATATAATTATTATAATATTTATTATTGTCTGAACCTTCAACACAATCAGTTAGTACATTATACTTTACTTGATAAGCTAACTCATAGTACTTTAAACTTCTTTTGTTTTTAAATTCATCAATCACTTCAAACTTAAAATTTTTCTTACCTACTTTTTTTATATCTTCTTTTAAATATTTTGAAGAACCCATATAAGATTGCCATCTTGATTCTCGTTTTGACTTGCCAATAAAGTATTGTTTACATCCTATATATTTCTTTTCTGTTTGTAAATTAGTAATGATATAAACAAATCCAAACTTATCTAAGTCAGGAACAAAAAGTTTTTTAGTTCCATATTGAACCCAATGACTTACCATTCAGTTATCTCCTCCACATTAGGTTCTTTTTTAACTTGTGTAAGATACCTCTTACCATTTGAATAATTAAAGACACGTAATCCCTTACCTTCATTAGCATCACTCCAACAAGTACGATTGTGCGAACAGTACAAGCAACCAATAGCAAGCTTACGATTACCACTAGCCCCATCAGGTAGATCACTATAACACCTGTCTGGTGGAGAGTCTTTCTCAACAGCTTCTTTAAGATATTTAATTCTTTCTTTAACATTAATCATCTCCATTGAATGAACACGAGTTAAACAGATGCTTCCATGTTGTTTATCTATAGCTAAAAAAGCAGCTTCATCTACACCATTACCTTCAGCATAAGCAGAGATTTGTGCTATGTAACCAAAAGGATCATCAGTAGCTAGATTATCATTAGCAAACTTTTGAAAACTTTTACCTGATGCACTCTTACAATCAACCAATACACCATCTATCACACAGTCTTGATGTCCTACAATACCATGTACATTAACTTGTTTCTGTAAGTCAGTTACCACATGTCCAGAAAGTCTAGCTAAAAGAATTAAGACATCCTCTAACAGATGACCATACAAAAATTTAATTCTTGTATTAGACTCTAAAGGTTTAGGTTCCTCTTTAGAATTTTTCTCATACCATAATTGTCTAGCAGGTTTGCCTATAGCAGACAGTCTTAGCCTACCTCTTTCTCTAGGTTTCTCATTAAGTAAACCTTTCAATGTTTTCTTTACACTCTCTGTAAAAGAGTTTAGATGAGCATCAACTTCTTCTTCTTTTAAATTTGAATCAACAAGAGGATTAAATAAATCATACATATCTTGTACTAAAGTATCAATAGTTTTCATAATAGAAATGGGAAGATAAACTATACCTTCCCATCCTTTCCTATTTAATTGTTATGCAAAATCTAAGTCAGCATCTTGCTTGCTTTTATACCCATCTTCAACTACATCAAAGTCACTAAGCATGTCATCATCTAATGACTCAGGTGCAGGAACAAAGTTTACAACCATTACTGCTTTCAAGTCACCAAATGTGCCATAAGGTTTATGCTCATACGTAGTGTACTTTACATTAACTAATGAACCATTACCAACTTTAGCTTCTGTAAAAGGAAGCTTGTCAGCACCTACAACTTTAGGTGGATCTTTCTTCTCTCCTGTCTTTGCCCATGTAGTCTTAGCTTTTATAGTAACAAAGTTACCATTCTCATCACCTTTATTTTTAATAGATAGCCCATCTTTCTGAGCTATAGCAGTATTCTTTTCGTCAAGGTTACATACATCAATACTCCATTCACCTTCCTCTTTAAATTTAAAGTTAGGTTTAATTATATGTGCCCAGTTAGCTGTTCCTTGTATTACACTCATACGTGTACTCCTTTTCTGTTTATTAATAAAAGAATTATGACATGGCTCTTTAATATTGTCAAGAGTTTTATTCATAATAAATGTATTATTTAGTTTTAATATATAACTCATCTCAATTCTTGAGATAAGGTCTTGTTTTCCTTGATGTTTTCTACCCCATGTTTTGTAGTTAGCATCTCTGTAGCTTTCTACTCTAGTGCTTTTATCTACAACTTTGTCAGTTAATTCTACTAACTCTTTTGCGATACACCATACATAGTCATGCTCTCTTTCAAATACAAAGTAATCACAGTCACCATAAAGCCAACCCTTCTTACCTATTGTATTTAGAAACTCAACAACAATCCATGCGTCATCAAAAACTCTTTGTTTATTACCTGTTCTTCTAGCCTTTACATCTACACTAACTGTCTTGTTATCTTTAGTAAGATATAAATCTATATGTTTATATATGTTAGTGTTATCATCAGCTATCTCAACTGTATATCCATGCTCTTTAACAGTCTTTATAAAGTTATTCTCTACCTGTATACCTCTTGTTATATACTGAGCATGATCTTTTCTTCCTTTAAATTCTTTAACTATTGTCATCTTCATACCTTTCTAAATATTCAGTTGCTCTTCTTGTATTGGAAGAATCATCATTAAGCCAACCTATTGCTGAATTACATTTATGACAGAGCCATCCTCTAGCTTTTCCTGTTATATGACTATGATCTAAACACCACTTATTATTAGTACTTGTCCTTAGATGATAATCATCAGCAGTTATTAAACATATAGGACATTCATAATCTTTAGGTGGAGGAGGAGTTATTTTACGTAACTCTACACGTACCTTATCTAATCTTTGCATACATTTTTTACAAATTCTATAACTGGATGGTTTACCAGTTGTTTTTTGTACTTTAGCTACATAAGTGTAAAAAGATTCAATAGGTTTTTCTTCATTACATTTAATACAAATAACTGATGCTTTACTTGTATCAATAGATTTAAAATTATCAAACAACTCTTGTTGGTTTAGTGTGTCTCTGCCCATGTCTTACCTACCTTCCATTCACTATCAAGTGGACACTTCATGTGTAGCTCTTTCTCTGTATCTTTCATAGCATCTTTAGTTATCTGTCCAAACTTTTTAACATCTGTGTTTAGAACTTCAAACTGATACTCATCATGAATACTAGCTACAAGCTTGGCATCAAGCCCTAGTGTTCTTACTCTTGTCATTATATTAATAAGCCATATCTTACATACAACTGCTCCTGCTCCTTGCAATAAAGTATTCAATGCACTATGTGCACTACGTATATGTAGTAATCTACCATCTATACCTTTAATCTTTCCTTTAGCTGATGCTTTAGTTACACCATCACGTACTCTTTTTAAAGCTGTCATACTTGATAAGAAATTATCTATTAATCTTTGTCCTTCTTTAGCACCTGCTCCTACTATCTTTCCTATTTTAGTAGCACCTGCTCCATACATAAAGGCATATATAAAAGTCTTTGCCTGGTCTCTATCAGTTAGACCTGCCATCTTCATGTTGTGTGTATGTATATCACCTGTTAATAGTATGTCTGTAAATGTAGTATCATTCATGTAGTGAGCTAAACATCTTAACTCTAATCCACTAGCATCAGTACCTACAATAGAATGAGTAGAGGTATCTTCTACTGTCCAACAATCTCTACACTCTTTACCATAAGGTGAACGTACTGCAGGTATTTGTGCCATGTTAGGAGAGTTGTGAGACATACGACCAGTAATAGTTTTAAGTGTCATTACTCTACCATGTACTCTACCATCATTATCATCACATGCTTTTATCCATGACTTAATTTGTGCTATACGTTTCTGTAATAGAAAATACCTAGAGAACTTTCTTGCTTCAGGCATATCTATTGTATCTAATACAGCTTCATTAATAATGATATTACCTTTATCTGTATGTTGTTTAGGTTTCCATCCTATTTTAGATAATCTATCTGCTATCTGTTGTCTTGAACCTATATTAAATGGTATGTATTTTGTTTTTGTTACTAACTCTACTACAGTAGGATCAAAATGTTTAACAGACCACGTAACTAATTCAGTTGCTTCATCTTGTAAAAGATTTAATAAGTTCATAGTTTTTTTCATGTCTAAATAAAAACCATTGCGTTCTTGTTTGTTTACTATAACTCTTACATCATGTTCTATCTTAATAGAATAAGGTGAAAAGTTTTTTCCTTCTTTCTTCATCTCATTTAATAACTGATGTGTTATATTAACATCTTGTTTACAATACTCTAACATGTCTGGTGTGTACACTTCAAAGGTATCAACATCTCCTTTAGGAAAGCCTAGTCTCTCTCCCCATGCTTTTAAAGAATGACCATCACGTATAGGATAAAACAACTGAGACAGTACAAGTGTATCTAAAACTTGATCAGGTTTAATGTTAGTACCTAGCAATCTATTACACACAGGTGCATCAAAAGATAAACCATTATGCATAATAAATTGCTTGACACCTTGTGCCCAAGACTTGAACTCAGTTACCAAGTCTGGAGGAAAAGGATAAACCCTCCCTGAGTCTATGTCTTTAGCCACAATACAATGAACCTTAGTTGCATTCAAGCTGTCTGTTTCTATATCAACTATTGCTCTCATCATCTTTCCAATCATACCAATACTCATTATATAATATCATGGGAGTTCTATCACCTACCCATACATTAGTTATATTATATTGAGCATATTCATCTGCTTCTTCCCAAGACATACCATCTCTTTCTCTTAGTATCTTACATATTCTACTATAAGAATAGACAAGTAAAGGTGGTGAATTAAATTGTTCTCCTTTTCCTATAATAGCTTTATCAAAACCATCTATAGATACTGCTTCAGCATCTAGTCCACACCAGTTACACTCTTCACCATTACCTACTTCTAACTCTTCTTGTTCTGTATGACAATAATGTTTCCACATTAAAATGGTGCCTCCTCTCCATTGTTATTATCTATTTCGTAAGGATTGTCAATCTCTTTCATACGACCAGTCTCTTTATCATAGTAAAGATGTGTAGCTACACCTGTCTCACCAGTATATCTATTCTTTAGAATACGTATGGTGGTAGTGTTAGAAGCTACCTCATCATCTGCTTGTTGATTACGTTCTAATCCTATCACACTATCAGATAGATGTGCTATAGATGCAGAGCCACGTAGATGTGAGAGAGTAATCTCTTTACCATTCTCATGTCCTGCATCACCTGAAGGTCTACGTAGATGGGATACTAATAGTAATCCTACACCTGTCTGCTCTACTAATGAACGTAGCTTAGTCATCAGTACATCAATAGACTTTCTTTCATCTCCTTCTTCCTGACCTGATACTAGGATAGAGAGATGGTCTAGGAATATCCACTTGCAATCCAATGCTTGTGCCATGAACCTAACCCTTGCAAGTATCTCATCATTAGATGTAGAACCAAAATGGTCAAAGGCAAAGAACCTACCAGTACCTATAGTATCATCAAACCATTTATCTAATTTGTCTTGACTATACTTCTTACGTATCTCATTAATATAGAGTCTTGCATTAGCTTCAACAGACATAATATTAAATGCTGTGTTCTTTGTGTTCTCTTCTAGTGCTAGGATACCTACATTATCTTTTGTATTCTTTAACATATGATGCATCAACTCACGCATGATAGAACTCTTACCCATACCTGCACCTGATGTTAAAGTAATCAGCTCACCAGTACGCATACCATAGGTCTTCTCATTAAGTTTAGCCCAAGGAAATAGTACAGTCTCACAATACTCTTCTTCAAACAAAGTATCCTTTAACTCTTTTAAGTTTACTATACCTGCAGGAGTATAAGTCTTTGCATTCCACCATGCTCTTGAGAACTGCTCACGTTTATTCATCTTGAGATATTCGTTAGCATCTTTATGTTCCATGTGCATGACCTTACACTTGTTAGGTGAAAAGAGTTGAGCTACCTTCTCACTTGCTTCTCTTCCTTGCTTATCCATATCAAAGGATATAACTATCTGGTCAAAGCTATCAAGATATTCAAATGCTTTCTTACAATCACGTAGTGCTGACTGTGCTCCATTCTTTATAGATACACATGCCCACTTACTACCTAGTAATTCGTAGGCAGACATAGCATCTACTTCACCTTCAGTAATAGTAATGTACTTTCCTTTAGGTGCAAAGATATTCTGACCAAACAATCCTGCATTAGTTAGATTACCTTCAGACCACATATCTTTAGTAGCTACCTCACGTACCTTATTAGCTATGTTGTTACCACCTTCATCAAAGTATTTATAGATATGATGTGTGTTCATACTACCTTTTACTTTAACATCTGTATTATATTTATGTGCTGTCTCTTTAAGAATACTACGTTCACTCAACGCACCTAGTGTACCAAAAGTCTTGATAGCATTCTCTAGTCTTATAGGTATTATTTTCTCAGTTTCCATATCATTTCCTTTTTTAAATCTTGTTTCACATGAATAACAATAGCTATGACCATCTGAATAGATTGCCCTTGCATCACTTGAACCACACTTAGAGCATGCTCCTTTACTTATTAATTTATTATCCACATCATTACTCCAAATCTTTAAATGCTTTGTCCCATAAGTCTTCAACAAAGTCAAGTTGGTCTTTCATCATTTCTTTAGCATCTCTTTTAGCATTACGTTCTGCTTCATTTAAATCGTAACCATCATCAAGATACTCACGTAGAAGTTCTTTATATATTTTATTATATTCTTTATCCCATAAATTAATAGGCATATTAGTCCTTTCTTTTGTATGCTCTTGGGTCATCAGACCATACGTGGTCTTGAAAATGTGCAGGCATATCACTACCATCATCATGTTTATATTCAGATAGTTTAGGTGCTATACCAAAGGCATCTTTCATATCATCTATTAAATCTTCAAGTTGTTTTAAATCCCATGCTCTAACAAATCTAATATCAAAGTCATCAAAAACTTCTCTACCTGCATTAAATAAATCTAGTAAGTGTTTCTTTTGTGCTTCATCTAAAATCATAGCACCATCTTTTTTTATTGCTCTAGCCATTATAGTTTCCTTTTCTTTTTGTTGTTGTTGTAATTCTTTATGTAACCAATCAGTAAATTTATTCTCACTCATCTTTATCTCCTTTTATATGTAAAGCATCAGGATTTTCATTAGCTCTTTCTGCCCATTTAATTTCCTGAAGATGTTTAATACGTATATGAGCATCACGTAATTGCATCTGTAATTCTTTTACATTTCTACGTAACACATCTAATTCTGTTTGTGCCATTTGTTTCTCCTTGTTACAAGGTGACTAGTCACCCTATTGAACTCTTATTATTTCTAAACCATCATCATCATATTCTACAGCATCAACTCCACTATTAACATATAACTTTTCTATATAATCTCTTGCATCATGTGAAGATTTAAAATACATAACATCACCATTGAACTTTGCTAATGGTTCTAATATAATATCTTTATCGTAAGATATAAATGCTATTACATAATTTTTATTCATGTTCGTACCTTACATTAGTTTAATACATATGTCAAGTTTATTATCCATCATATGCATCTAAGTGTACCTTCTCATCTGCTATCTTTTTATTCTTTATTATCATCCATTCAGCATACCAATCAGGCATAGGTCTTGTCTTCTCCCACTTAGCTATATCTTTCTTATCATTCACATAATACTTTCTATATGCTCTAACAGAAGCAACTTCTGGAGAGAAGAAACCATCTTGTTCTTTGTATTCATCTGGCATACATTGTGGGTGTGGTGTACCTTGTCTGCTCATGTGTTCAAAAGCAAAGCCAACATTATCTATTGTTAAGTCCATGATAACAGCTTGGCACTTGTGTATATTGTTATACCTTCTGGTGTACTCAAAGCATAGCTCCATAC